GCTTTGCCAAATTTTTCTGCAAGCTCTATACTGGCTTTATCTGCTTTTTCTCTAATTGTTTTCCAGATCTGAGTGTTTAGCAGCTTAGCCTCCATCGACTCAAAGGCGATGTTGTTGTGTTGTAAGTAAGAATGCCATCCTAAAACCCCTACACCGAGTGCTCTCTGATTAATGGCAAATTGCCTTGGAGCTTCCATAAATTTAACCCCTTTTGTTTTTTCTATAAACTCTGTCATGACAGCATCCAGAAAATAAACTAAGGTCTCTACCGCGTCGGTATCTTTCATTTCATCCCATTTTTCTAAGTTTAGAGATGAAAGATCACAAACAAAAGATTCTTCTTCAGAGTTTGATAAAAATATTTCGGCACACAAGTTGCTATTATTAATTTTTAATCCCTTATCTTTATATATTTGCGGCGCTTGATTGTTTGCGTTATCGGAAAAGAATATATAAGGATATCCAGATTCAAAACGCTTCTTAATAACCAGACCCCAAATACGACGCTTTTCTTTATCTCCTTCAACCATTGACTTAAACCACTCGTCCGTAATACAAACACCAATAGAAAGGTTCTGAATAGTATCTCCTTCCTTACGGATACTAAGGAACTCTTCGATATCCTTATGATCAATAGGTAGATAGGCCGCGAATGAACCACGGCGAACGTTACCTTGCGAGATATAGTCAGTCAGAGATTCAAAAACGGTAAGCTGGTGATGTACCCCGGTTGATTCCCCACCAGAGCTAATTTTAGCACCGCGAGCTCGAATTGCTCCGAAAAAGCCAGAAGTACCACCCCCGGCCTTAGACATAGTACCTACTTCTGAAATTTTATACAGAATAGCGTCCATATCATCGTCGACATATGAACCAAAGCAAGATATAGGAAGACCACGCTTACGACCAAAGTTTGCCCAGATAGGCGATGCAAGAGAATAAAAACCTCTATGCATGTAATTTTCAAACTTGTCGGCAAAACCTTTTAACTTAAGATAGTCTTGTGCAGACTCAGCAATATCTCTTATACGTTGTTCTGCTGTCTCATTTTCTAAAAGATAACCTCGTGCGAGGAACTTTCTCGAATCAGTATTCAGCCAATAGATATCCTTATTAGTCATATGCGTAAATTGTACTTACCTACAGTTTAATTAAAATAAATCGTCAGCAGAAAAGCTTTGTGACTTTTTTGAATACTCTACAGGACGAGAATGAAAGAAATCGGTCATATTGTTACCGAGTAACTCTTCGTTAAACCAGGCTGTATCTTTAAGTAGTTCGTTATTAGGTTCGAAAGCAGGGGGAAAATTAATACCTCTAAGAGACTCATTAATGCGGTCCTTAATGAATTCCTTGAGATGTGCAGCAGATAATCCTTCTTCTTTGACTCCGTTAACCATCCAATCAATAATTTTGGCTTCGCTTTCGTATGCTTCTACTGCTTCATGTAGTACTCTATCCTCGAGTTCCTTATCGAAAAGCTCGGGATACTCTTCTCTAATAGTATTAATAATTTTCATACCAACGAGGGCATGGATATTTTCTTCATTGCGAGTGTATTTTACTTGTTGGTCAGTATCCTTAAGAACGTTTTTATTACGGGCAAACCAATTGATAACGTAGAACTGACTCATCAATGATACATTCTCTACAAATAAAGTAAAGAGAATAAGAGCATAAAGATACTGCTTTTCTTTACCCTTATAATAACGATGAGTATACTTCTTGAGATATTTAACCCGGCCTTGAATCCATTCTAATTTAAGATTCTCTTCAAATACGTCTTCTAGTCCAAGTACAGTAAGAAGTCTTTCATAAGCGTTATTATGGATAACTTCTGTGTTAGCCATAACATATCCTAAATCTTGCAAAGCTGGGTGAGGAAGATTTTCGCCGAGCTTAGCCCAGAACGTCTTTACAGCTACTTCAATTTGACCAATAGCGGATAAAGTGCGAATGATAATTTCTCGCTCCTGTTCGGTGAGATTAACTTTAAACTGTTGTACATCAGATTTAAAGCTAAATTCTTTATCAGTCCAAAACCCATTATGCATTGACTCAATAAAGTCCTCTGTCCAGGGATAGTGATTAGGCTTGCGCGAAATTTGTTCGTCAAAAATCATAAGAATATTATTTACGTATTGTAAACGAGTTTGACCTTTTTTCTATAGAAAAAAGTTGTAAATTATTCGCCAGGGTATTTGACGAAATTAGAAGACTTATCCCTTTTTATTATAAAGTTCTAATTTTTTTACAATAAATTTAACTATTTCACTTCTTACAATGTCTTCTTCTGTTAGGTAAAACACATGAATTCCTTTTTCTTTACTTTCCTGGTCGTTAAAAACATTACACATTTTTTCGAATCCTGATTTACCGTTTATATCTGATTGCATCGGGTCTCCACAAACAAAAAGTTTACTAAAATGACCAACTCGAGTAAGAAGGGTAGTGAGCTCTTTAAACGTACTATTTTGAGCCTCGTCCATTATAATACCTTTAGCATTCCAGCTTAAACCTCTAAGAAATCCTGTCGGTTTACCGTCAATGCGTTTTTCTTTTAGTAATACATTAATATCAGCTGCAAACAAAAGCTCGTCTAGCTTTTCCATTAGTGGCTCAAGATAAGGAGTAAGTTTTTCTTCAGCACTGCCCGGGAGATATCCCATCTTATTGTCGCTGCTTTCTACTATAGAACGAATATAAATTAAATCACTAACTTTTTTAAGATTCATTAACTCAAGAACGGCTAATGTTGCCAAAAAGCTTTTACTAGACCCAGAGGGTCCAGATATAAACATAATTTTAGTATTATTGTCTAAAGCTATTTTTAAAAATTCTTTTTGTTTATTTGTTAAATCCAGTCTTTGTCTTATTATAACCGGTCTTTCTAATTTTTGGGCCTGATGGACTATTGGGCTTTTGTCTTTGGCATTTTCGTTGTTATTGTGAGTTTGCTTTTGTTTTAATAAACGTTTTTTCTTACTCATCTGTTTATATTTATTAAAAAAGATAAATATTATATATGTTTAAAAGCTTTGATACAAAAGTTGATTCGCTATTAAAAGAATTTACAGAAACATTTCCAGTAGAAGTACAGGAAAAAAAAGGTTCTCGTTGCACAAAAGTAACTGGACAACAAGCATCTACTCGTAAAGATAAGAAATATATGCGCTGTACCCGGGTAGGTGGTAAGTTAAAAAGAGTGCATTACGGGGATCCTAATTTGCGCATTAAAAAATCAAATCCTAAACGCCGTAAATCTTTTAGAGCACGTCATAAATGCTCAAGCGCCAAGCCAGGTACTGCAAAATATTTTAGCTGCAAAAACTGGTAATTAATACATTACTTGAGTTATTGCAAGTACATAGTATATTTATATTATGTATGATTACCTAATTGTAGGTTCGGGTTTATTTGGCTCGACTTTCGCTTACGAAGCTACAAATTTAGGTAAAAAATGCTTAGTGTTAGAAAAAAGAAGCCACGTAGGTGGTAATATTTATACTAAAAGTACAGAGGGTATAAACGTGCATGAGTACGGGCCTCATATATTTCATACTTCTAACAAAAATATATGGGAGTATATTAATCAATTTGCGACCTTTAATAACTTTGTTAATAGACCTCGAGTAAATTATAAAAATAAAATATACTCATTTCCAATTAACCTTTTAACTTTATATCAAGTATGGGAAGTAAGCACACCTGAACAAGCTATAAAAAAACTTACAAGTGTCAAACAAATAAACACTAACCCTACTAATCTCGAAGATTGGTGTCTAGCAGAAATAGGGTCAGAGTTATATGAAATTTTTATTAAAGGTTATACAAAGAAGCAATGGATGAGAGAGCCTAAAGATCTACCTGCTTCTATAATAAAACGATTACCTATACGGACGGACTTTAACGATAACTACTATACTGATTCGTATCAAGGTATACCTGAAGGGGGCTATACTAAGATAATAGATAAAATGTTATACAACACCCCTGTTATGGTGGGGGTGGATTACTTAAAGAATAAACAGAAATGGAATAAATTAGCAAAAAAAATTATATATACTGGGCGTATAGATGCTTACTTTGATTACTGCTATGGGGATTTAGAATATCGTACTACCAGCTTTAAACATATTGCAATGCCAATAAAGGATTATCAAGGGGTAGCCCAAATGAATTATACTGGAGAAGAAGTACCTTATACTCGGATTATTGAGCATAAGCATTTTGAATTCGGCCAACAGGATAATACAATTATAACAATAGAGACTCCTGATACTTGGTCGCGTGCTAAGGAACCTTACTACCCAATTAACGATGGAAAAAACAACGCTCTCTATAAAAAATATAAAGAGCGTGCTGATCTAGAGAATAATGTATTATTTGGTGGAAGGCTAGCGGAGTATCGGTACTACGACATGCATCAGGTTATTGGAGCTGCTTTGCATTTAATTAAACAAGAATTAAATATGTTTATATTATGAATGATAAATTTTCAAAACTAGGGATTTGGAACAAACAGTATAGTAACAAGCAGTATTATAGTGACAAAAAGGTAAGGCAAGTATACGGAGACCCTAAAACTGCAATTCTTGCAGCAGAATGGTTAGCTATACCAGAAATAAAAGAAGTACAAGACTGGGGCTGCGGAGTCGGTGGATTTGAGCAGTATATAGCAAATTGGCAAAAATATATAGGAATTGATGGTTCTGATTCTCCAGGGGCTAGTAAAATATTAGATTTATCTAATTATGTTACAAGCGTCGACAGTATACACTTACGGCATGTGTTAGAACATAATGAACTATGGGAAAAAATACTAAGAAATTTTATACAAAGTTTTACAAAAAGAGGGGTAATTACTATTTTTACTCCTTTTAAAGAAAAAACTGAAATACATAAAACCTACAAAAATTGGCAAAATACAGGTTTTGATATGGTTGATATAACCTTTTCGTGGGAAGACATAAAAAAGGTTATTGAAGAAGACTCTTCAATAACCTATAAGACTCAGTTTAATATACCGACTAAAACTCAGTACGGTATCGAAAATATTATTTTATTAAAAAAATAATATTAAAAGAAAATAAAATTGGAGAAGATAAAAACATTTGCAAAAAACCTAAAACTCTGTTAGAATTTATAAAATATGGGAAGAAAACCTAAAGAAGAAACACTACAAGAATCTACAGGTCCGTCAGCATCTGATAGATTATTATCTTTCTTAAAAGACAATAAAGAAGATCATTATAACTTTGAAGATGAAGTTTATTATAAAGTTTCAACAGGAAGTCTTAATTTAGATATCGCTACAAATGGTGGACTATGCCCCGGACTTCATAGATTTATTGGAATGAATGAAGGAGGAAAAACTTCAGAAGCACTTGAAGTAACTAAAAACTTTCTTGCGACAGTAAAAGATTCCAGAGCTTTATTATTTAAAGCAGAGGGAAGACTTAGTAAAGAGATTAAAGAAAGATCAGGAGTTAAATTCGTAACAGATCCTAAAGAATGGGTAGATGGTACATGTTTTGTTTTTGAGTGCAATATATTTGAAACTGTTTCTGAATTAAGGAAAGATTTAATACAATCTAATGATGAAAATAAAAGATATATCTTTATCCTTGATTCAGTTGATGGCCTTATTACTAAAGGTGATAAAGAAAAGACTTTGAGTGAAGCAACTAAAGTTGCGGGAGGAGCAGTTATCTCTTCAATGCTTATGAAAAAGATTTCTCTTGCTTTATCCAAGCGTGGACATATAGCTATTTTTATTAGCCAAGTTCGATCTGATATTAAATTAGATCCTTATGCCGCAAATAAAGAAGTAAGACAAACTTCGGCTACGGGAGGCAACGCGCTGCTTCATTTTGCAAATTGGATTCTTGAATTTGAGCCTCGTTACAATAAAGACCTTATTCTTGAAAAACCAAATGAAAAATATGATTCAATAAAAAATAAAATTATTGGTCACAATGTTAAAATTACGATTAAGAAATCTACAAATGAATCAACTAACTCAAAAGTCCAATATCCAATTAAATATGGTCGAAAAGAAGGATCTTCAGTTTGGAAAGAATATGAGATAATTGATCAAATATTATCTTGGGAATTTGCTACGGCAAAAGGCGCATGGGTTACGTTTTCAGATGAAATTATAGATGAACTTAAAAAATCTAATATTGAACTAAAAAAGCAGCATCAAGGCATAGATAATCTAAGATCATATCTTGAAGAAAACAAGCAAATTACGGATTATTTCTACAATAAATTTATCACAACATTAGCGTCATGAGATTGTTAAATATTAACGGTAAACTCGTT